TTTAGATTTTTTTTCGGAATTTTTTATAAAAGTAGTAAATCTGGACCTAACAGCCCAGTTTTTATGAATCCCTTTTAATGATCTCCTTTTCCCTTAGCCCAGATGCCCTTTCGGACATCTGTGTTATAGGAAGGAGTACATTAGGAGGGTACATAGAACTACTTTTTTAAAAAATACTGAATTTCTAAATCATTACTTCCGAGCCCAATCTGGATTAATCAGGAAACTGATTTATCTCTCAGATTGAGATGGAAGACTAGGGAAGTAGCCAATTTGACTACTTCTCTCAGACTTCTTTAATTCCTCTACATAAATAAATATTTATTTAAGGTCTTAAAGAAGATTCCCCAGGATTTTACTTTCGATCAGACAGGATTTGAACGCTCCTTAAAAGGCGCGGAAATTTATTACAGTATTGACCTTACGGCCTTTACTGATAGATTTCCAATTCGTCTTAATAAGGATTTAATCGAAGTTAGGATAGGACCCGAAAGGGCCGATGCCTGATATCGATTAATGACCCAGGAGTTTCGTACAAAAGATGGAGATATTATCTCTTACTCTGTAGGAAACCCAATGGGTGCATACTCTTCCTGGAACTCTACAACTCTTTCACATCATTTTGTGGTGTGAAAGGCTTGTAAAAACAAAGGTATTGATTGGAAGACACTACCATATGCCATGCTTGGAGATGACCTAGTAATAGGTAATCGCCAAGCCGCACTTGAGTATTGTCGTCTAATCAGAACCCTTGGAGTTCACTGATCTAAAGAGAAAACCCATGTTAGTAAACACTTCTTTGAATTCGCTAAGCGAATCCATTGATGTGGTCACGACATGAGTCCTTTCCCAGTCGCAGGTCTATGATCTGAACGCGATCGACTTATCGGTCAAATTCAGGTTCTAGACAATGCGGTTAGTAAAGGTTGGTTTTCGGCTTCTGAGTGTATAGAAACCCTAGATGAATACTTTGGACTTAGGGGTTACCCTCGTAGACTTAGGTCTAAGTGGGTAGCCTCCATGACCAAGGCATGGAAAGTTATTTCCATCCTCCAGAAGAAAGCTTCGGCACTGGAATTAATTCCTTTTGTGGAAAAGATTTCAACTGTCGTAGCTGGCAAATTAGATGAAGAGAAGATATATAATATCTTGACTTCTTCTATTATGCTCAGCTTCGTGGATTCATCGTCAAACTTATTAGATGATAAGAAGCATCCTGATGGTCTCGGCCAATTGGCAGAGAACCTCACGATGTTCCTTACTCAACTAATGTTTGAACCGGGTTTCGAAGATACCGTCTGTCTTCCTGAGTCCTTGCCTCACACTCACGTGTGGGGTGTGGTCTCGGAAGATTATTTACGCTCCCAGAGGGAGGCGTATATAATAGATACGGTCAGAGGAGGGGATTGAGATCCTTTATTAAGTAATCTCAAGATCCCTATCTCTGATAAATCTTTCTACTTCGGTAGAAAGGTCGATCTATTATATATCCAATCCTCTGAAATCGTAAAGAAGTTTGAGGATAGTATT